GGTGTAGTAAGGGGTCTTCTCATTGCGGCTGAATTAATAAAAGACCTCGAAGAGCAAATGGAGAAATCTGATGACTGAAGGTGAGATTCTTATCGGCACAAACCCCGATAGTTTGGATTCAACCGTATTACCAGCAACACCGGAAGAGAAAGCAAAGCAGCTACCAGAACCAACAGGCTACCATATACTATGTACGATTCCTGAAGTTGAGGCTAAGTACAGTACTGGGTTGTTAAAGTCTGATGTTTCAATGCGGCACGAAGAAGTACTAAGTACTGTGTTCTTTGTAATGGCGTTGGGCCCAGATGCGTATGCAGACAAAACACGCTACCCGTCAGGACCTTGGTGCAAAGTAGGTGATTTTATTCTAGCTAGACCAACTTCAGGTACTCGTTTGAAGATACATGGGCGCGAGTTTAGGATCATGAATGACGATAGCGTGGAAGCTGTAGTAGAAGATCCAAGAGGCATCTCACGCGCATAGTGCAAATTTGTATTAATGGCAGTCACGTAGCCACACATAAGGAGTATTAAAATGTCCATAGAGAAACCGGGACAAGACGAGTTTGAGTTCCCTGACGAAGCGGAACAAGTTGTAGAAAAGGAAGTAGTAGATGAGCTAGACATAGAGGTAGAAGACGATACCCCTGCAGCAGATCGTGGGCGGCAACCGTTACCTAAAGAGTTAGTCGATGAGCTTGAGAAAGATGAGCTTGAAGAATACTCAGACAAGGTAAAAAATCGTCTTAAACAGATGAAGAAGGTCTGGCACGATGAGCGCCGTGAAAAAGAACGGGCAATGCGTGAACAGAATGAGGCTATGGCTTTTGCTAAGCGTATGCTGGAGGAGAATAAGAAACTCAAGACAACATTGTTTGAGGGCGAGAAAACTTACTTAGATACGTACAAGGCATCAACGGAACTCGAACTAGGGGTAGCCAAAAAACAGTATAAAGATGCTCTTGAAGAAGGAGATTCTGACGGTATCGTAGAAGCTCAGAGCAAATTAAACGAAGTAAACTATAAGATTCAAAAAGCTAGAGAATATGTACCTTCTTTACAGGAAACAGATAGTAGTGTATATAGTGAAGCAACACCTTCTAGAGTAGTACCAGAGCCGGACTCAAAGGCCCTAGCGTGGAAGGACAAGAATACTTGGTTCCAACGTGATGAAGAAATGACGGCGTTGGCATTAGGACTGGAGCAAAGATTAGTACGGGAATATGGCCCTCAGTTTGTGGGCACAGATAAGTACTGGAACACCATTGATGAAACAATGCACAAAAGATTCCCAGAGTATTTTGGGGTCGAAGAAAAAACGACGACCGGGGGCGGCAGGCCCGATTCGCGCACAGGAACAAGACCAGCCACTGTAGTTGCTCCAGCGACCCGCAGTACATCCTCCAAGCGGATAAAACTAAATGCGTCGCAGATGGCATTAACTAAGAAACTAGGAATAACTCCCGAAACTTATGCTAAGGAGTTTTTAAAGACATCTAAGGAGAATAACTAAAATGGCTATAAATAGACTTGCACGCGAACTTGATACCCGTATTACCACGGAACGTCCCCAGCAGTGGACACCGCCTGAGTTGTTACCTGAACCAGATAAACAACCGGGATACTGTTATCGTTGGATTCGTGTCTCCACACTTGGACGCTCAGACCCACAGAACCTCTCAGTAAAAATGCGAGAAGGTTGGGAGCCCGTCAAAGCTGAAGAACAACCTAAGTTCTCACTGTTAGTAGATCCGAATAGTCGCTTTAAAGACAACATCGAGATCTCCGGGTTATTGCTCTGTAAGACACCTGAAGAATTAGTACAACAGCGTAATGATTATTATGCCGACGTTACTAAGAAACAGATGGAGTCGGTAGACAATAGCTTTATGAAACAGAATGACCCACGGATGCCTCTCTTTAATGAGAAAAGATCCACGGCGTCGTTTGGAAAAGGACGTTAACTTTAACTTTTTTAGGAGTTTAATATGGCTTACCCTAGCGTAGCTGGGCCTTATGGGTTTCTACCTATAAACCTGATTGGCGGTCAAGTGTTTGCGGGTTCTACCCGTAACATGGAAATTGCAGTTGGATACAACACCAATATTTTTTACGGTGACTTTGTAAAGAGAGTTGTTGGTGGCACGATTGAGAAAGATACTGGAACTACTGCTAACACACCTGCTGGCGTGTTCTTGGGATGTTTCTACACCGCAGCAAATGGTACACCTACCCGTTCGCAGTACTACCCAGCATCACAAACTGTTGTTTCAGGCACTAAGATCTATGCGATTATTGCAGATGATCCTGACACCCTGTTCAAAGTAGCAGTTTGTTCAAGCGGCGTAGTAATGGCAACGGTTACACAAAATGCACTTGGTACCAATATGTCGGTTCTGGCAACTGCTGGAAGTACAACCACAGGTAACTCAGCATATTCAGTGTTGAGCTCTTCACCTGCGGCTACTAACACGTTCCCAATTCGGGTTATTGACCTTGTTCCTGAAACATCACCAACACCAACGACCTACTCAGAATTGATCGTTAAGATCAACTTTGGTATCCATCAGTATAACAACGCCACTGGTCTGGCTTACGCCTAAAAGGAGCAATTAAATGGCTATTTCACGTGCACAGATGCTTAAAGAGCTCCTCCCGGGGCTGAATGTATTGTTCGGTAACGAATATGAGCGATACGGCGCAGAACACAAAGAGATCTACGAAACTGAGACCTCTGAGCGTTCATTTGAAGAAGAAACCAAGTTGTCAATGTTCTCTGCAGCTCCAGTCAAGAACGAAGGCTCAGCCATCGCTTACGACAATGCTCAAGAAGCTTGGACTTCACGTTACAACCACGAAACCATCGCCCTTGGCTTTTCGCTGACGGAAGAAGCAATCGAAGATAACCTCTACGATACTTTGTCCTCACGTTATACCAAAGGTCTGGCTCGTGCTATGAGCTACACCAAAGAAACCAAAGCTGCTGCGGTCCTGAACAACGGATTTAGCGCCAGTTACATTGGTGGTGACGGAGTTGCATTGTTCTCTTCCTCACATCCATTGGTTTCTGGTGGCGTCAATGCTAACCAGCCTTCAACCCCTGCCGATTTGAACGAGACTTCTTTGGAAGCCGCCGTTATTCAGATCGCTGCTTGGACTGATGAGCGTGGTCTGTTGATCGCTGCTAAGCCACGCAAGCTAGTTGTTCCTCCTGCACTTATGTTCGTTGCAACCCGTCTTCTGGAAACAGAACTGCGTACCGGAACTGCTGACAACGACATCAATGCCTTGAAGAACAATGGTTCGATTCCTGAAGGTTACTGTGTAAACCACTTCTTGACCGATACCAATGCTTGGTTCCTAACCACCGATGTCCCTAACGGCCTGAAGCACTTCATTCGCGCCCCACTAGGTACCTCGATGGATGGCGATTTCGATACTGGTAACGTAAGATACAAGGCTCGTGAGCGTTACAGCTTTGGTTGGAGCGACCCACTGGGTATGTTCGGATCATCCGGAGCGTAATAGAAACAAGCACTTAGCTTCACTAACCCCACCTAAGACGTGGGGTTTTTTATGGGCGCTATATTTATAACAAGGCTCGTAAATTCGTAAAGCGTTACGAAAGCTACTTGACACTCACCGTCCATGTACATATAATGAGCCCTCAAATGTTAAAGGAGGTTCAATATGTTCTATGTATACGTATATAAAGACCCAAGACCGTTAAGAAAAGACCAGCCGGTATATATTGGTAAAGGCACGGGGGATAGAGACTTATCCCATTGGTCAAAGGGGTCACACAATAAGCCCCTACAGGATTTCTTATCCCACTTAAGGTTACGGGGGTTTGTTGCAATAGTAGAACGAGTATTTGAAACTGCCGATGAGCAGGAGGCATTTGCTAAGGAGATGCAGTTAATAGAGCTATACGGTAGGCGGGATTTAAAAACAGGGATGCTATTTAACAGGACTGCAGGAGGTGAAGGGCCCTCAGGATATATTAAGAATGATACGGAAAAGGAAGTAGATAGGCATGGTGCGCTAGTAAATTGGCAAGATCCAGAATACCGTGCAAAAGTAGTCGCAGCTCAGAAGGTAGCGCAGAGTACACCAGAGGCACTAGCAATCAAGTCAATTAACTCTAAGAAAGTATGGGCTACTAAGGGTGCTGTTATGACTGCTAACATTAAGGCGGCGCGTAATACCACAGCTTCTAAGGCTAAAACGAGTACGCAAGCTAAGGCTCAATGGGCTAACCCGGAGTATGCTGCGATGCAGACGGCTAATAACAAAGAGATAGCTAATAGGGACGAAGTAAAGGCGGCTAAGAAAGCTGCGGCTAAGGCTTTGTGGGCAGATCCAGTATGGAGAGCAAAGATGATGGAAGCACGCACAAAGGTACGCTTGACACCCCTTATATAAAGTGGTAAAAACATACTAACCAAGAACCCCGACTCATACAGACTGGCTTGGCAGACGTTATAGAGACTGTATGGGCATGTGCTATAACACAAAGGAAATAATATCATGGCAAAAACTACTTTTTCGGGCCCAGTGCGGTCTGGATATCAAGGCGGCGACGCAAGCTCACAAGGACCTTTAACTCCAGTTACTGTTAACTCTGGTTCAATAACTGAAATAAATACCGGCTCTGGAGCATATGGTTTTTATACACGTATCGAGCCAACCGCAGGTTTTGGTTCTAGCGACTATCTACTTCCGGGTGAAGCATATGGTGTGTTTGGGCGTACTCAAACTGGTACGCCGTTTGCTACAACCCCTACAACAACTTTTAACCATATTACCGGTGTAGCTGGTAATTTTGCGGTTATTGGTTCATATGCTAATAATGGTTTGATGTCCGGTGTAATGGGTATTATTAATACCAACACTTTATCTGGTGATGCCGCTGTTATGGCGTTTATGCAGGGTGACTCTGGTGTTACGACTTGCCGTGCAGCATTTGGTGTTGCAATGGCTCAAACCACAGCAGGTTCTGGCTTTACATACGGTCTGGACTTGAAGATGCAAGACCCCGTTGCTGATGCTGGTGGCCCTTCTGGAGTTATAGCGTATAAAACGGCTGAGATTCGCCTAGCTAATGATGCTGCCGCTGCTCCTGTTGTTATCAAGGTAGGTAATTTTGTTGATGGTGCCGCTTCTGGTGTAGGCAAAGGTTCGTTAGGTATTGATTCTACTGATGGACTATTGTTTGTATCTGATGCTTCTGGCAACTGGCAGGCTGTTACTGTCTAATGTTGACTCATGAAGATCCAGAGGTGGCTACAATTGTGGCGCTTCTGGAGGCCCAAAGAGACTACGCAATGGGACATGCCGCCAAACTTGCTAAAGAAAATGCTGAGTTAATAGCAAAGATTAGCAGACTTGAGGCATCTAAACCGGCGTAGTCTTACCCTACATCTAGGAGATTAATTATGCAGTATGATATTTTAGCGTCGGCCCCGCTAGTCACTACAGGTCAGGTTACTGATAACGCTGGTAGCCCCAATGCTTTAACTAGGTTGCGTATAAAAGGGCTGTATTTTGTAAGTGGTGCTACTGCGGGATCAGTTGTTTTTAGAGATGGTGGATCAGGTGGGCCAATACTGCTAACTATGAATACACCCGCTTCTGCTGCTAGTGGCTCAAATTACATCATTATGCCCGGGGAAGGAATTTTAGTACAAACAAACCTTCACGGAACTGTAACTACTACAGCTTCTGTAGTTGTCTTCTACGGATAAGGAGTTTTAAATGAGCGACAAGAAGAAGAAAACAAAGTTTCCTAATAGGAAGGACGATAAGTACTTTCCAGACCAAGAAAAAGCTCCTTCTCCTGATGAGGGATATAGAGGTAAAAAAGATCCTTTAGATAAGGTTAAAGATGTAGCACATAAGGTAGCAGACAAGATGATTGAGGCTAAAGCTGCTGGAGTGCCTACTCCGACTGTAGCCCCTGATGCGATAACCCCACCACCAGCTATGCCAGCAGCACCACGGCAAATGCCCCCACCAGCAATGCCAGTAGCACCACGGCAAATGCCCATGATGAAGAAAGGTGGATCAGTTAAGGCTGCAGCTTCACGTATCAAATCTTCAGCTTCTCGTCGTGCTGATGGCGCGGCTCAACGGGGTAAGACTAAGGGGCGTACCTTATAATGGCTAAGAATCTATTTGGTGGTAAAGAGACTTACAAAGAAGAATTTGGTGAAGCTAAGGCCGTGGCTAAGAAAAAGATTACTCCAGCCCAGTTTGTAAAGGGTGAGAAGTCAGAAGGGCACAAAGAAGAACCCGGTATGAAGGGGATGGCTAAGAAACTTGCCACAGGGAAAGTAACTCCGACTATGTACGCTAAAAAAGAAGCAAAGGAACCTATGGGAATGAAGGAAGGTGGATCGGCTTCTAGCCGTGCAGATGGCGCAGCCAAACAAGGTAAGACCGAGGGTAAGATGGTAAAGATGGCTGGCGGTGGCTTTGTTCGTGCTGCTGATGGCGTGGCTAAGCGTGGTAAGACCAAGGGTAAGACCCTATAATGAGGCCGTCCCGGGGTATGGGTGACATCATGAAGTCCAAGATGCCCAAGGGTAAGAAGGGCGGTTGGATTAAGGATGCTATCAAGAAACCCGGGTCCTTACGTAAGTCACTAGGTGTTAAGGAAGGGGACACTATCCCCACGGGTAAATTAGCTAAAGCAGCTAAGGCTCCCGGTAAACTGGGTCAAAGAGCGAGGTTGGCTGAAACTCTAAAAGGCTTTAAGCATGGCTAAGACCCCTGCTTGGACTAGAGCTGAGGGCAAGTCTGAGAAAGGTGGTTTAAATGCTAAGGGTAGGGCCTCGTATAATAAGGCTAATCCAGATAAGCCCGGGCTAAAAGCCCCGCAGCCAGAAGGTGGTAGTCGTAAGAAGTCATTCTGTGCGAGAATGTCTGGGATGAAGAAGAAGTTGACCTCTGCTAAAACAGCGAATGATCCAGATAGCCGCATAAATAAAAGCCTTCGGGCATGGAAATGTTAGATGACAACCGTTTCATATGCGTATATTCATTGCAAACCTAATGGAGTCCCTTTTTATGTGGGGAAAGGGGCATTACGCCGCGCAAATTATCTAGGTGAACGTAATGCAAGACACAAATCTACGGTAGCAAAATACGGGGCAAAGAATATAAGCATAGGTAAATTTGAGTGCTCAAGTGATAAAACAGCTCTAATGCTTGAAATTGGGTTAATAAGATGTTTTAGGGCTATGGGGGTAGATTTAGCTAACTATACCGATGGCGGAGAAGGCGCACTAAATCCTACACTTGAATCACGCCAACGCCTATCTGAGGCTGCAAAAAAACGTGGGGTTTCAGAGGCTTGCCATCAAGCTAGAGCAGCAGCTAAATTAGGAGTGCCTCTTTCAGAGGAGCAAAAGAAAAAGTTGTCCATTGCAATGACCGGGAAAGTATTTACAGAAGAACATAGAAAGAATATTAGTCTCAGTGCTAAAGCTAGAGGGGTGTCAAAAGAATTCCTCGAAAAAGCCCACGCGGCAAGTAGAGGAAGGGTTCATTCCTTGGAAGAAAGATTAAAACGTGGGGCGGCTATACGTAAAACGCTCCAGTTAAAAAAAATTGGGGCCTCAATATGACAACTAGTAGCCTTACAGCGTTCAATATGGATCTTAATGCTATCTGCGAAGAAAGTTTTGAGAGATGTGGCGCTGAACTACGTAGTGGTTATGATATGCGTACTGCGCGTAGATCTTTGAATCTACTAATGCTTGAGTGGGCAAATCGTGGAATTAACCTGTGGACTATTGAACAGGGCCAGATAAC